ATGAACCCTTTTGTTTCGCAGAAAATTTCCAATTTTGAACTTATTAGGATGAAAATGAACGTTAAAGTTGTCATTAGTGGGACCGGTTTCCATTATGGCAGGCTCTTAGCCTCCTACAATCCATTAAGTGGCTACGATCAGGTCACCGTTAATAGACAATTTTTCGATGTTGATCTCATTGGAGCGTCTCAACGCCCTCATTTTTTCTGCAATCCCTCCACCAACGAAGGTGGCGAGATGAAAATCCCTTATTTCTTTAGGGAGAATTATCTATCCATACCTGATGGTGACGCAGCGCAGATGGGCGAGTTCTCCATCGATTCATTTGATGAGCTTCGTCACTCGAATGGCTCGACTGATCCGATCACTGTGACAGTGTATTTATGGGCTGAGGACATCACTCTTACCATGCCTACATCTGTCACTCCTCCCAATCTGCTTACTTCGCAGGCGGGGATGCAAAACACCATTAACTCTGGGGATGAGTATGGTCAAGGCATTATATCAAAACCTGCTTCCGCCATCGCGCGCGTAGCTGGGCTTTTGACTCAAGTGCCACTAATAGGGCCTTATATGAGAGCGACAGAGATGTTGGCTTCTTCATTGGGGTCCGCTGCTAGACTGTTCGGGTTTTCACGCCCTTCAATCATTACTGATGTGGTGTTACAGAAACCATCTCCTACGGGAAATTTGGTTAATGTCGACGCTGCAGACGCCGTCCAGAAACTCACAATGGATAGCAAGGCAGAAGTCACAATCGACCCCCGGGTCACCGGACTCGGTGCCGAAGACGAGATGAACCTTGTGAATCTCGCTTGCAAGGAATCGTATTTGACATCTTTCGTTTGGGATCAGAATCGGGATCCAGATGATTTGTTGTGGCAAGCACGCGTCGCTCCAACACTGCATGGAAAACTGGAATCGGAAATCCATCCTACCGCAGCAGCTTTTGTGGCGACTCCATTCCAGCACTGGCAAGGATCAATGAAGTTTCGCTTTCAGATTGTGAAGTCTGGATTTCACAAGGGCCGCATCCTCGCACGGTATGACCCTAGCCAACATGGCGACACCATCGATTACAACACTAATTACAGTCGTGTTATCGACATCGCCAATGAGGAAGATTTTGAGATCGTTGTTGGATGGGGACAAAAGGAAGCTTTCCTAGATGTCCCCTCGATGGACGTTCTCAACAATTGGTACACATCCGGCACACGTTTCTCGCGAGATATTTCCTCACGATTCAACGGGATACTTGAAATTGACGTTTTGAATAAATTGGTTAGCCCTACCGACACTGGGTTGATCACGGTTAACGTCTTTGTGTCAATGTGCGAAGATTTCAAAGTGGCCGTTCCGCACCCTGATAGATTAGACGGATATCATTTGTTCCCGCAACCCAACACAGGAGCTTTGGCACTACGTGGAGGTTTTAGCGAAATATCAAATTCCAAACCCAAACCATCGGGTTCCGAGCCTGGAGTGTTGGAATCACAATCCGGACAAGAATCAGCCCCAATGGCCGACATGGACAATAGACCCACGGGTAC